GTGGATAAAATAAAATTGTTTTATGTGTAATAGTCTATGAAACCAATAATGAAAAAAGTCTGGTGTTAGTTCAAATATGAATGATGTTGGAATAAATGTTACCAAATCATAGAGCATATTTGATCCTTGTATGTTAAATAAATCTATTGCAAATGACATAGCGCTGGCTTCAATTAGTGAACATGACAGTACATGAAGATGATATTTTAGTGCATTAAAATTTTTAGTTTCCTCTTTTATTGGTTTTTTTTGACCTAGTCCAATGACATTTATTAGTACATAGTTTCTAAAAAGCATTATCAGGAACATAGCAATAAAGCTGTGTAAGAGTCCAATACCTAAAATAAAATATTGCATGATGCTTAATAGACACAAAAATCCATTCAAACCAAAATATATTTTAAGTGATTTGAAAGATGGCATAATTCGATTAAGAACCTCTATAATTCCTCGCATGATAATTATAATTTTATAACAAAATGTCTTGATATAAAAATATTAGATATCTAGATTATAATATGATAAATAGCAAACACAAACTACTGAAATACAGTGAAAAACTGAGAATATTGGAATTAATGCTTGGTGGAGCAGAGGGAGATAAAAAAAGAACTATGGGGCATGAAGAAGAAGATGATGGCCCAAAACATCGTGATAAGCGACAAACTCTAGGTGAAGAAGAAGATGACGAAGAAGAAGAGGATGGAGAAGAATGGGATGAAGAAGATGATGAGGAAGAAGAAGAGGGTGATATAGCATTTTGTGTCATGAAGGGGTTTAAACAACACACGGGAGAATGTTGGCATGATACAATACAACAAATATTTTGTTTTTCTAATCTTATTAGGCATGAAATTCAACCACAAATATTTTTTAAAAATTTTGCGGCAGATGTTAGAAGTATCACCGATGAAAAATATGTAATATTACCACCATGTTTTAGGGAAGATCCTGCCATAAAGGAAAAATTTATAGGTGCTCTGATACAGTATCTACAAAATATGCAGATAAGATTTTGTAATTTGATAGGTAGAGAGGGCGAGATCGTAAAACAAAGTTTACAAGAAAAGCAGTGTATTAAGATATTGGATGCTACACATCCGGCTCCCTCTGGACCCAGACTCGATTTGCAAACACGAATTAAGCCATTAGAACGTCAAATAAGTACTGCGATGGGTACATCATGTGCAGTTACTGGATCACAATTTGGACATATGTATATGCCTGAAGAAATGACATATACCACAGGGGGTCAATATTTTTCTGTATTTTTATTGCTTATAGTTTTATCTTTTGTTTTTTTTGATGCTAGCAGGTGCATTATTCCCTATGGGTGGGACATATCAAAGAAAAATAGAAGTTTGGGCACTTTAAAAATGCTGATGGATATGGATTATGAAGACCTGCCTGGTCCCAATATGATAACCGAAGAGGCACCATCAGATAGTGGACAATTAGTGGGAATTCAAATGTATGTTTACAAAAAAAATAATGAGGATGAACAGCCCGGACACAGTGTCGGATTTTATGATTGTGATTACGATAAAACATACTATAATGATAATGATAATAAGGTGTCTTATTTTGACTGGAAATGTTTTATATTTTTGTTTACTTATTTACGCGAAAAAGTGATAGGTCTAAATATTGATATCTGTATAATTTTTACGACTAATGATCTCCCTTTTTTCAGGATTAGTTTTGAAGAAGAAGGTGAAACTGAAAAAACAGAGGTATTTGAATTTGTTACACGTCAAACAAAAAAAGATGATCATGAAAATATGGATCCATATAGGCAATCGTATGGAAAATTACATTTACTTGGTGAAATGGGTGGACTAACAGCTAGACAAAAAATAGATAGGATAATTGAAATATTAGAAATGGAACGACGAGATGTGTCTGGAATTGATGATAAGACAATATTCTATGCAACCAGTATGCACTTATTGCGAATATATGATTCGGTGAAAATAATGTCGCAACTATATGAACCATGGTTATTTGCAGATTTAGGAAATGGATATTTTGAAAAAATTGACTGGTACATTGAAAAATTGACTCTCGCAAAAGTAAAGATGTTGATATTACAATATGGAAATATTTATTGTGATCCAGAAAATCAATATAAATTTGTACGATTGATCCAATCAATATTTACAGAATACACCCCAGCAGAAAATGTTGAGTTAATAAATTTGATGCAGGTACTTGTGCGTCATGGAAATTTTAATGCATTTGATGCATTATTAAGATTATTAAACACTGATGCCGGAAGAAAACATATTTTTGATGAGTTTAATATGGATTTATTCAAGCTCCAAAAATATTATTATTTTTTTGAACATTTGTTTAGATATGGAACATATTCACCACTCACAAAACATTTTCGGGATGGAACATCACTATTGTGCAATTTTTTGCAAAAAATGATTGAACACAATCATGTTGATTTTTTTAATTTTTTGACTGATAAAGAAAAGGAAAAAGATGCAACATTTAAATTTGATGTCCCATGCAAACTATTGCACATGATATGTCAAATGCCAACCAGTAATTCCCAAATTTTTGTAGATATCCTATTAAACAAAGGTGCAGATCCTAATTTATTAGATGAAAATGGCAATGCTCCATTGCATATATTGTGCAAATATACGCCTGGCAATTCTAAAGATTTAGTACAATTATTATTAGATAAAGGGGCAAAACCTAATATAAAAGATAAAGATAATCTAACACCATTACAAATATTATGTCATAGAAAATCTGCCATTCCCAAAGATTTGGTGCATATACTATTAGAAAATAGTGCAGATCCAAATATACCAGATGCAGAGAATAATTCAGTATTACATGTATTATATCGGAAATCTCGCAAAAATTTGAAAGAAATGTTGCCTCTTTTACTAGCTAAGGGTATAAATCTCAATTCAAAAAATAAAGGTGGTAATACTCTGTTACATTTTTTGTGTCAAAGTGCAATGCCTGATCTTGTGAATATGATATTGGATAATGGTGCAAATTCTAATTCACAAAATAATAATGGTTTAACACCATTACATGTTTTATGTGCACTGAGAACACATGATGTTCAAAATATTGTTGCCAAGTTATTGGACAAAGGTGCAGATCCTAATTTGCGAGCTATCGATGGTAATGTGCCATTAATCCAAGCATTTATCAAGTCAAATGTCCACATGTTACCAGTTGTACGATTATTACTAGAAAGAGGAGCTGATCCTAATATGCAAACTAATGCAGGTGTATCAATTGCACAAGTGGCCGCTAAATTTGTCACAGATGAACCTCATTATCTAGACATGTTCAAATTACTAATAAATGGTGATAATCCCATAGTGTTAAATCTTGATGCCCTGCGTTCTAGTGTGGAATCCACAAGTATTTCAAATTATATTGCAGCAAACCCTAACAAGTCCAAAATTGAGTCTAAAATTAGAGAACTGCTGATTGCAGAGAATAAAAAAAGAAAAGCAAAAACTGCATAACTTATAAAAATATTTCTGTGTTTAAGGTAGACACTATATATGCTCAATATCAATATTGAAAAGGAAACACTCGAAAATACCAATTATAGAAAAGTTATTAAAACAACAGCCAATATGCAGCTAGTAGTAATGTCTTTAGCAGAACATGAAGATATTCCCAATGAAATACACACAGACAATGACCAATTTTTTAGAGTAGAAAGTGGAACATGTAAAATAGTAACTCCAGATGGTACAATCATATTGACAAAAGATTCAACAACAATTATCCCAAAAAATACATATCATCATGTTGTGAATATTGGTAATAAGCCATTGAAACTTTATACAATATATTCACCACCACATCATCCAGATGGTTTAATTCAACGATTTAAACCATTAGAAGGGGGATTTCAGCACAAGAAAATTATAAAATTAAATAATTCACTGCATAACATCATGTAAAATAATATATGATCCATAATTATGATGAATATCAAATATAAATTATTAAAATACATTCAAAAAAATAAAATGATTGAGACAATGTGTGGAGGAAGTGAAAAACACTCTAGGGAAATGGATACTGATGATTCAACTCCACATAAGAGACAAAAGGAGTCAGATGATGCAAAAATCAGTTTTTTGGATGTGACCATACGCAAAAATATTGAGTGCCAAAAATGTCATGCTATATTATGATGGATAGGTATAAGTTTTTAAAATATGTTCAAAAAAATAAAATGATGATGTCATTGTCATTATATGGAGGTGGTGAAACTGTTGATAAAAAACGCCATAGGGAACCAGATATCACACTTCTGGATGCACAGCAACGACGAAAATTAGATGATGAAGAATCTGGTTTGGAGGAAGAGGGGGCAATCGATTTAGAAGATAAGACTGATTGGGAAGTGGAGAGTGCAACTGATTTGGGAGATGGGACAGATTTAGAAGATAGAACAGATTGGGAAGTAGAAGAAGATGCTAAAGATGGAGAATTGGAAGAATTTTGCGTTGGAAATGGATATAGTCAACACAGTGGAGAATGTTGGCATGATACGATACAACAATTATTCTGTTTTTCTGATGAAATTAAAAAAAATGTGCAGGATCAGTTATTTTTCAAGAGCAGTGAAGAGATGATTAACAATATAACAGATAAAAAATATAGGTTATTGCCAGGATGTTTCCAAAAAGATAATCCGTTAGGACATAAATTTGTTGGAACATTACAAGTGTATTTGGAAAATATGCAAAAAAGATTTTGCAATATACTTGATCGTGAAGAAATATTGTCTCAGGACACTGCCAGAGGAAAAAAATGTCACTCAATATTACATGCTGCATATCCTGAAATAGGTGCATTTTTTCCAACACATCATGAAATCAGGCAACGATCAATTAGTTTTGATATGGGAACATCATGTGCAAACAGGGGATTACATTTATCTCGATTGTATGATGATGAAGATGCAGGTGCTAAGGGAGGAAAATATGATGATATGTGTTTGATGTTACTTGTTCTATCATCCATTTTTTTAGATGATAATAAATATGTTATTCCATATCGATGGAATATAAAATCTCGCGATTTTTCCACTAATTATTTATCGCACATAATAAGCAAAAATATTATTGGGGGCTATTTGACAACTTTACCAAATCTAAATAATATTGAAGATCCTGGACATGCTGTGGGATTTTATGAATGTAATTCTGAAAAAATATATTATAATGACAATGAAAACACTATACAATATTTTGACTGGAAATCATTTGTGCTGTTATGCAATGATTTAAAAAATATTGTGACTGATCTGGATATTGATATTTATGTCAACATTGGCACAAGTGATATTCCATTTTTAAAATTTCAGCTTCCTAGCACCGACACAAAAAAATATTTTGGATGTGGCCCAGAAGATGAATACACAATTGCATACACCAAGATTGCAAGACTTAATGAGGTAAACTCATTACCTCCTGACGAAAAAATAGATGCAATAGCTAGGTTGTTCAATATGACTGAATATATTGTGGATCAAAAAAATATAAACAACATATTCTATGTTAAAGACATATGTTTTTTCAAAATATTCAATCTAGAACAGAAGGTACCTGATCCATTGGATACTGTTAACAGTGATGATGTATTAAATCTTATAAAAAAGGTGTGTCTTTATGCTGATCTGAGTAACGGTTATTTTGAAAATATTGATGATTATATTAAAAATATCGATCATGCAACTCTTGTTGATGTACTGGTCAATGATACAAATATTTATTGCAATGAATCTAACCCGGATGCCTTGCCAGAATTATTAGAATATGTGTTTTCAGATGACAGTGATGAAGAAAAAAGAATGTTACCACGTTTAATAAAAACATTTATAAAATATAATAATAAAACTGGTTTTCTTGTACTAATGAAGTATCTATCCAGTGGTACAAAAAAAGAGATACTTGCTGATGTTGACATAAATTTATTTGAAGATGCTAGATATTACATAGTTTTTAGTATTATGTTTAAATTGGGAATACACAAACCTATCACAAAATCTTTTAGTAGCGGAAAATCATTACTTGATGTATTTTTACCAAAT